AAGCGTGAAGCTACCCATATCAGGTATCTGATTCGCCCCTGTCCCTACATTCCTTTTAGCCGCTTCTCCCAAACCAAGGTTTTCGAGAGCCGTTTTCACCGTGCCATCCGATTTGATATCGCCAAACGGATTCTTGCGGCTCAGGTATTCAACAGCAAACCCCGATCCCAGCAATTCAACAAAACCGGGCAGATCACCATTATCAAGCACATCCCGTTGCGTTTTATCACTTACAAACTGGGCCAGAGCTGCAGCAATAAAGCTGGCCTGCCGAATAACCTTATTGACTTGCGCACTGGAGGCTTTCCCTGCTGTAAATCCAGATAAAAGCGCGGGCAACGCTTCCCATTTCTCCTGCGATATAACATTGGCATTTCGATCCGTTGCAAACGCTTTAAAGTCATTTTTCGCCATCAGAGTAATACTCCCCATGCTCCTACATCAAAACCACTGATGAATTCGTTATCCATATCAAAACCAAAAAATTTTGAGCCTTCCGATGGGGTTTCCACCGAAGGTGTTTCAATGCCACCCGCCCATACCCCGGCGGCTTTTACTGTGAGATACCCCTGTTTAATTGCCGCAATTAACTCACGCGATACATCTGAAATATCAGTATCAGGAAAGACCCAGACCGATATCGTCATGTCCTGGTTATCGACTATCTGCATTCGCAGTCCGGATCCTGCTGTTGCCGCGTCAAGAATTGCCGGAAGCGAATCATTCCGTCCGTCCCAGTTATTAATCGCAATCTTCGCTTTAAGGATGACACGATAAGTTTCATCGCTGAGGTACATGTATCCGGAATCAGGATCGTATGGCCCCTGCCATACACCCTGATCATATCCAAGCCCGTCGGTATCCCAGCTGAAATAGACACCTGAAATAGGCTGGCTGACAACACGGCTACGTCCGATCCACAATCCCAGAATGTCAAGTTGCACACCAACCGCAGAGTCAATATCAAATGCAGTAATCAGCCCTCTGGTGGCAGCCGCAACATCAATAAGCGGCCGGGTCATCAGATCAACATGTGCAAGAAATTTAGGTTTGGTGGCGTGGTAGTTCGTGATTAGTTCGGTGTATTTGCTCATGACTCCACCGTTATAACGATATTTTCCGGGGTACAGGACGCAGATTCGTTGTATCTGATATCAATGTTTGATGACGACAAAGCCCCCGGGGATTTCCCAATCGTCAGTTCCTGAATATCGTAATAGCGTGCATTCCCGCCACTCACCACGCCAAGATTCGCCGGTGAGTAAATGCGACTTAAAAGGACCGAATCACCAATCATCAGACTATTGATATAGTCGGAAATAGCCTGCTGGATCTGCTGCCCTATCTGTGAGGTATAACCCGTAAAAACTTTTAATTTAATCCGGGCATAAACAGGCACATCACTGGAACGCGAAAATTTGATTACATGGGGATTGCCGTATTTATCCGGAACCGTAACGGATGTTGTACCGTGAGTGGCTGTTCCCTGGCCTTTATTCCCTCTGATAGCCTGAGCAATATCCGTCACATCACCGCCATCCACAATTACAGCAACAGAGTGTGGCGGTAACCCGTTACCGTCCTCCGAACCATTATCGTTTTCATAGAGTTTGTGGCGGGTTACACCGGTAACATTAGAAACAGCACCATACCCAGTTTGATATGCGCATCAACGGCAGCCTGTACCCATTCGGATGGAATCAGGACGCCTTCCGCTGATGCGCTGTAGTTCAGATCAAGTTCCTGTGCCACCACCACCGGATTATCGATTTTCTCGCATTCCCTGCGATACCACTCTTCATCCTTGCGAGGATCATCCCGCCAGTGGAATGTGAATACCGGTATCTTCCCGCCATGACGCTTCTGAGCGAACGGGTTCGCCATGCCGTTAACTGAACTCAGGTCAATACGGCAACGCGTCGTTTGTGACAACGCCGCATCAATCAGCAGAGGACGCTGAAGGAATGCAGCCTCATCAACCAGATAAAGCGTGGTACGGTCACCACGACCAATATTATCGCCAGCCTCGCCTTTGATAACGGCACCAGTTTCAGGAAACTCAACACGCATATATGGCGCGTGCTTCTTCTCGCTCCACGAACCGCGAAACTCTACAGGTAGTGTTTCCACGAACTTGCGCGCCTTCCAGAACAATGCTTTCGGGTCACCGGTGCTGTCGACGTATTCCTCTTTACGGGAGCCGAAACCGATAACCATTTCTTTGTTGAAGAGACAAAGCGAGCAGGCCAGTCCGATCGCGGTCCAACTGAGCCCCATTTCACGGGATTTTTCGGTAATACCATTCTCCCGATTGCTCCAGCGTTCCATAATCCAGTGGATCCACTCCTCCTGCTTAGGGAAGAGTAAAAACGGAATGGTTACCGGCAGGCCATAATCAATATTACGCGGGTCCGTTGTCATGCCCCAGTCGATGATGAACTGAGCCGGATTGGTTCGGTAAAACTGCTTCAACACGGGCAATATTTCAGGATTCTGGCGAATGCGCTGTAGGCGTTCCATCCGCCATTCAAAAACCATCTGGTAATCAGGATGTTTAAAATCGAAGGGGAATGGTAACGGCATACTTAGCCCATCATTTTTCTATACGCCTCTGCAGCCTGCTCCGGCGTTAAGTTGGTAATTTCTGTTCTGACTGGTCCTCCATCAGCGCCAGTCACTTCATTTTTGACATTGTCTTTAAACGCCTGAACAGAAACATGACGCCCAAGCAACTCAAGATTTTTAACCTTATCAGGCCATTTGATTTTCTTCAGAAGTGCGGCGCTATCTGCGGATACCATCTCCACGACATCCATTCCTGATAGCGTTGTGCGCCATACCTTAGGCCAGTCTTTAATGGGTTTTAGCTCACCGTTTTGCAGGAGAATGTCAAGCACATCCATCTGGTCGATTTCAAGAAGGCGATTAAGTACATATTCTGCATTAATACCAACAAGATCATTGCGTTGCGCTTTCAGTTCAGCGATTCTTAACTTGATGTCAGGTTTTGACATGTTTTCGGACGCAGTACGGTTGGCTGTCTTTGCGCTGTACCCCGCCCGAATAGCCGCTTGTGTGGCGTTTAAATCGATGAGGTACTCGCGACAGAACATTTCTTGTTTGTCGGTGAGTGCCATGGCAAAGTCTCAATTGGATTGAAAATGAGTGATTTATTACTAATTAAAAACTGGTTAATTGACCATCATACACTATCAATTTTCTTTGGTTTTTTATCGGCTGGGTTATGGATCAAATCAGCAACAGCCAAAGTCAAAACAGGTAGAAGCACCGTTGTAGCAATTACATTTGATGATCCCCAAAAAAATGTAGATCTTCACGAATTTTTCTTAACTGCGCGGTTACAGTCTAAATATAACTCATATGCAGCTTTCGCTGCTGCTGCAACTGTGATTTTGCAAATGGCTGGCTATTAGAAAACCTTAACCACGATATTATTTACCTTTATCAATATCAGTTAACGGCTCAAAGTGTAATGGTTCCACATTCTCCTAATGGAGTTATTCTACTCGCCCATCTCGGTAGCCGGCTGCATAAAGCCATTAACCAGCTCACGCTGACGTCGTGACATCTTACCCGTAAAGGTTTCGCCTGTTTGGGTGGTTAACATGATTTGGTAGATGTCGGACATTGAGAACCTCTTTATCCGCTTGTTGGGATATCAGTTAAGTTATCCCGTGTAGGGTATAAGCCATTATCAAAGCCACTCGGCATGGAGTGGCTTTTGTAATAGCAATAAAAAAACCGTCCGGAGGCGGCTTGTGTTAAATCCCCAAGAGAGGCTTAAAGTCATTTAGCTTCTCTGCTTTAATAACAAATCCGAGATTCATTGTAATTTCAGAACGCACAACTGGTGTAGCGACTGTTGGTACGTCAATAATTTCAATATTCCCGCTAACATTCGTTACTGGCCCTGCATACAACAACCCAAGGAAAATTAATCTCTCCCCCATAGCAATACCATCATTAGTAGCATATGAGCCTTGGTTCATTATATAAACGGGAGAACCGCTAGAACCACCGAAACAAGCCATATCAATGAGGAATTCAGGCTTACCCTTCCAGTTTTCCATAGGTGATGATGCTGTGATGCCTTTCCTGGTAACAGGCCTATTGTTTACAGAATCCCATAATCCATTTGGATATCCTGTCATGTAAACATCTTCGACAGGAGTAATGTAATTGTTACCACGCATCTGACGATCTGTGAAAAAGAAGAGTTCTGGGCTAATGCCACTTTTCTCCATCTCATTCAGCAATCCAGCGATAGGCAATATGCATATATCAACATTATCATCAGGGTGCATAATGAACGCATTTGCCCCCTCTGAAATTGTTAGGTTATAAAATTTTATCTCAGGATTTGCGCTGTCGGTAATGTTTAGACGTAGTCTAACTTCTGTTGCCCCGTTAACAACATGCTTATTAGTTACCAAGAGTGGAACAATATCTTCACCACCTTCCATAACAAAGCAAAACCAGAAAGCAGTTCCTACCGAGGTTCCCTCTGGAGTATCACTTTCAACTCTAAGTGTAGACTTATAAATATCTTGACTGACAGACATATCCGTAACTCCCATGTTTAAATAGGGGATAAATATAGCATCAATCACATAAGAATTATCTGATCTGTTCGATGTATTGACCAAAGATATAAAGCTTCTTCATGGCAGCAAAATAGTCTTCTACAGAGAGGTCCGAGACTCTTCAATCTTCCTGATACTAGCCTTATCGATGTTGCACTGACCCAGCGCCGATAGCAGGCTAACATTCAGCTCCAGACTGGCCCCATAGGTCAGCGGTTCGGGAATGGCTGGCTGTTGCGTCTCAGCTGTCAGGTTTGCCGGTAGAGGCACTACCGATACCGGTACGTAAACTGTCCGCGAATTGCCGCAGCCGGTGAGCAGTTGCAGGAGGCACAGGCCGATGAGCGCAGTCATCATTCTCAATAGCCACTTTGATATCTGCTTGGGCTCCCTGTGACTCCAGTGTGATCTGGTTCTTTGCATCCTGGTTGGCCTCTGCAATGGCGTTGATGATGTTCACAGACCGAATGACGTTGGCGGTGATCGCTTCGGCGGCGTTGGCGTTCTGCTCGGCAGCATCTGCGCGTAGCCGTTCCGCCTGATACTTATCGTGATAATGGCTTGCTGACCAAACGATGACGCCCAGTACGCTCAATGCGAACGCGAACGCGAAGATAATTATCTTGTAGTGGATCTTCATTGCTTCCCCCATAAACAGACTTCACGCTCAATCTCACGACGAGTCATGAGACCTTTCCATTGCTTACCGCCAGCGTATGTCCAGCGCCGTAGCTGATCACATGCGCCTTTGATATCGCCCTGGTTTATTTTGCGAAGAAGCGTCGATGTTCTGAAATTTCCAGCACCAACGTTGTAAACGAACGAGTAAAGAGCGCCGCGCGTTGTTTCCGGTATATCGACTTTGATGTACGGGTTAATTTGTCTGGCGACAGTGGCAAGGTCTTTATTCAGGAGGGCTTTGCATTCTGCTTTGGTATACGTTTTACCGAGCATAATGTCTTTTCCGGTATGCCCGTAACATACAGTCCATACACCAACGATATCTTTATATGGTATGTAGCTGACGCCTTCCAGACCATCGTTACCACTTGGGCCAGTGATTAACACAGATGCTATAGCAATAGCCCCGCCACCAATAGCCGCAGCAACGGCTTTTCGTAATGATGGAGGCATTATTCACCTCTCGCAGCCTTTCTTCTGTCTTCTCTGATTTTGAAGTACAGATTTGTCAGATAGGTGAGAAAGCCCAACACAAGGCTTCCAAGCACCCCAATCGCAGCCCACTGTGATGGACTGACCTGATCCAACCACTGCAAAAACCAGTATCCCGCACTACCAGCGGATGTTCCGTAGGCAATGCCAGTTGAGATTTTGTCCATTGATTTCATAGCAACGCCTCCGCCAGTAACGGATTGCGTAGTTCTTATATTGGGAAGGGAGAAAAAGAAGACCGCAGCATAACTATCACTGATGAATTCAGGACATCCAGTGGCTACGGCTCAGTTATGGTGCTGGTTAACGGACTTGAACCGCTACCCATTCGCTTACAAGGCGACCGCTCTACCATTGGAGCTAAACCAGCATATTTGGCGGGACAGCGTGGACTCGAACCACGATAAGAAGGTTAACAGCCTTCCGTAATGACCTTTATACGACTGACCCAAATAAAAAAAGCCACCGTTGCAACTTAAGAGTCACTAACGGCAGCTTATGCGAATAGTGTTGCTCATTTGCTCAATGATGTCAACACGTTCTATGCTACATGTTTAATTTTCTCTACACGTTTCCGGTTTTTAAACGCACTATCCAGAACCGGGTAAATCATAAACAACGAGGCATTGAGGATTTCGTCAACTTCCCGTCGACAGGTTGCGAGCGATGGTTTTTGAATGCGCCCGCCGCCCCGGCATAACATCTTGCGAGGTCTTGCGACGCGATGATAGTAAGATGCAATGGCGTGCTTGGAAGAGCCGTGGGCGTAGTAGCTGAGGAGGATGCCAAAGGCTTTCTTGTCAATGTACATGACGGAATCGACGACCTGAGAAATCAACATTCCATCATCATCATTACACATTGGCCTTGTCATAACTCTTCCCGGCTCTACGCTCTCCATGAACTTCGCTATTACGCTGCTCATGCGCTTTTCCAGACGACCTGAATAAACCCATGCGCCCCACAGTTCAAGCCAGCCATTCAGCCACTCATGCTGTTCTTTGGTGAGGTTTAGTTCTCTTATGCCCACGCGCCTTCTCCCTGTACCTGAATCAATGTGAGATTTCCGCAGAACACTGCCCCAGTATCGATATACATCTGGTTGGCAAATTTGAGTGGTTTCACTGCTGGCGTATGACCAAAGATAAACGTGTCCGCGCCTTTAATTTCTTTAACGATCCCGTCTTGTGAGTTGCTGATTCGTTCGCGGTTCCAGATTACCTGCTGATGATCAACTGGCTTTCCAAATTCGTATTCGTCACAAGGATAATCGGCGTGGCAGATGACATATTTTTTACCTTTGCTCACCAGTTCGATGATTAACGGAAGTTCTTCTGCTTTATGGGCAAGAGCTTTAGCCAGAATTTCTTTGTCGTAATCGAGATTAAAGAACCAGCCACCGCCATTAAGCAGCCAGTGATTAACGTTTCCACGCTCTGATAAGCCATCAATCATCATTTGCTCATGGTTTCCACGTACAGCTCTGAACCAGGGGAATGTGATTAATTCCAGGCATTCAACGTTCTCTGCACCACGATCAACCAAATCGCCCACCGAGATAAGCAGGTCTTTTTTGTTGTCGAATCCAATCGTATCCAGTTTGTTCATCAGGTTCGTGTAGCATCCGTGCAGATCGCCAACTACCCAAATATTTCGGTATTTGCTGCCATCAATTCTTTCGTAGATATTCATGCAGCCTCACTTCTGCTGTTTCGCAGTTTTTTAAGTTTCTGTTGATACTCCGCCTTGATGGCCCTGCACTCTTCGACAGTCCAGCGATGGCGGTTATGGTTTGATTCGATTTCGTCTACTGCTTCCTGCCCGATGCGGTTAATCAGTTCGACGCGATACGGAACGAGATTTCCGCTTTTGTGCTGGTTGCACACCACGCATTGCTTGTGAATATTGCGTTCATCAAATCGGAGTTGAGGCGCCGCAGCAGTTGTCCGGTAATGCCCGGCATCCCACTGAGCAGACGTGAGCGTTCCGCACGAGATACATGGTAAGTCGCGGTCTCTTTCTCTGATGAAGGCGTTTACGGCTTGTTGGGCTTGTTTAATCCAGTAACTGCGGGGCTTTAAGGCGAGTTTTCGAATCTTAAGTTTATCTTTCTGTTTCTGCTCCTCTCGTCGTCGTTTCTTCTCTGCTGCCTTTAACACCAACCGCCAGCGACGTTCTGGCAACGCTGGAGCCGGAAGCGTTTTCAATTCCGCTCTACCGGAAAGCCTTCGAGGTTATCCGCAAGCAGGCGAGAAACAGAAACCTAATCGACGCGCTGATGGTTGCCGAGGCGTGCGGAGAGGAGCATTTCACGTCAATCCTGATGACCAGCAAAAACTGCCCGAGTGCCGCAAACCTGAAGGGATATGCCGGAATGGTCGCGGATAACTATCACCGCCGCCTGGTGCTGGAAATCATGGATGAAATGCGTGAACCAATTCAGAACGGAACCATCGATACATCGAGTCAGGCGATGGACGAGCTGGTAAAGCGTCTTTCAGCCATCAGAAAGCCACGTGACGAGGTAAAACCTGTACGGTTACCCCCGTTAACGAGTCATCCCTCAGCAGGTAATCAAAATCGGCCGTCCAGCCCGTGTCGTTGTCTCCGAAGTAAAACGGCTTGGCCTGATGCACAAACGCCCTGACATACGCTCTGAAACCGTCCACGTTTGGCGTTTTCAGTTGCGGAATGATTTTCTTCAGGCGGCGTTTTCGTTTCTCGTTGACCGCAACAGCGTGTGGAAGTCTGTCACCGACTTCGGTGTTGTAGGCGTTCAGGAAGGATTCGTAGTCGATTCGTTCTGCCTTGCGACGTTCAGGTTTAACCTGCCAATCGCCGCCCCCGTTAGGCGCGATCACTTTCGTCTACTCCGTTACAAAGCGAGGCTGGGTATTTCCCGGCCTTTCTGTTACCCGAAATCCCCTGAAAGCACAGCGGCTGGCTGAGGAGATAAATAATAAACGGGGAGCTGTATGCACAAAGCATCTCCTGTTGAGTTAAGAACGAGCATTGAGATGGCACATAGCCTCGCTCAAATTGGAGTCAGGTTTGTGCCAATACCAGTAGAAACAGACGAAGAATTTCATACGTTAGCCGCATCCCTTTCACAAAAGCTGGAAATGATGGTGGCGAAAGCAGAAGCAGATGAGAGAGACCAGGTATGACAACCACTGAATGCATTTTTCTGGCAGCGGGCTTCATATTCTGTGTGCTTATGCTTGCCGACATGGGACTTGTTCAATGACACATCAGCAGGAAAACGCCCTTCGCAGTATTGCCCGTCAGGCTAATTCTGAAATCAAAAAAGCCAGACAGCAGTTTCCGGATAAAAACGTCGATGACATTTGCCGTAGCGTACTAAAGAAGCACCGCGAAACGGTAACGCTGATGGGATTCACACCGACTCATTTAAGCCTGGCGATCGGCATGTTAAACGGCGTCTTTAAGGAACGGTGAACATGAAAAGCAAAATCATCAGGGAGCTACAGGCTCCTTTTTTATTGTTCGCATTCATCCTCAAGCGTATTAACCAACAATTCAGGGATTAATGGAAGATGGCAGACATCATTGATTCAGCATCAGAAATTGAAGAATTACAGCGCAACACAGCAATAAAAATGCGCCGCCTGAACCACCAGGCTGTATCTGCCACTCATTGTTGTGAGTGTGGCGATCCCATAGATGAGCGAAGACGCCTGGCCGTTCAGGGTTGTCGGACTTGTGCAAGTTGCCAGGAAGATCTGGAGCTTATCAGTAAACAGAGAGGTTCGAAGTGAGCGTAATTCACTCTCAGGCACTGCGTGAAGCGGCAGAGCAGGCAATGCATGACAACTGGGGATTTGACGCGGACCTTTTCCATGAGCTGGTAACACCATCGATTGTGCTGACACTGCTGGATGAACGGGAAAGAAACCAGCAATACATCAAACGCCGCGACCAGGAGAACGAGGATATTGCGCTAACGGTGGGGAAACTGCGTGTTGAGCTGGAGACAGCAAAAATCAAAACTCAACGAGCAGCGTGAGTAGAAGGTGTTATCTCGGATGGAAGTAAGCGTATTGCTGAACTGGAGGCCTGGGTTGAATACACAAGAGCTGCATACGTAAGAGCAAAAGACAAGGGAGATTTGATCAGAGTTATTACCAGCCAACCAACGGGATTTTACGCTTACGTACCATGTAATTAGGAATCCTTGAAGTGGCAGCCTAACTGCGGATACACTGAAATGGCGATTTGGTAACATGTTTCGCACAAGGCTGTTACTACGCTTAGAGATAATCAGCCATGATTAAACGCTTTGTAAAAAGTAAAAGGAAATTACAATGAAAAAATCAATACTAATTTTAGGGCTTACGTTAATTGTCTCATCTCAAATACCATCGGCAATGGCAAAAAATGAATCAAAACTATGGGTTGTTGTTGATCGAACGGAAAGACATACCTGCCCTTCAAGTAAATGTGGAGTGGCTGGGAAACTATTTTTCAGGGAAGGCGTAGATTTTCTAGAAAAAAAAGGTGAATGGGTTCGTATAACTGAGCCATATTCAGCCTCATGTGTTGGAGGGGAAAGCGAATATATTAAAGAAGGTAATAAATCCTGCACAAGAAAAAATGGAATCGTTAATGGCAAGTTTTCAGAATGGGTTAAACTTAGTGATCTTAGCAGTGAAAGGCCATCAGATCCTGCTGAAAATGCGAGCGGAGATGATACTTTAATCAAAGGATCTGATGACTACCGTATATACAAAAAAGAGTTTTCTTCGGCAGCTAGGAAGTTAATAAATGAAGGGGTCTGCACGGAAAGCGATTTTAAGGAAATCGGAGGGTGGATGGCATCAAGCAATAAGGGTGAAAACATCTATTTCACATATTGCGGAGGAATGACGTTGTCGAACAGAATATACCTAGATGTTAAAAGTGGAAAGACTTTTAGATAATATGATATTACCAATGACAGTATTGATTTAATGCCTCCATAGAATTATCTCTAGGAAGTAGGTATAAGAAAAGCCCGCACAATGAGCTGCTGCGGGCTTTGTGTTATTCGCCATATTTTATGAAGCAAATACGACACTATAGATAATTAAGCGTTGCTGGTTGTCGATTCCTCAATCACTCCTGTGGATGGCTCTCTTTTTGTATGTGCCATTGAAGGGGAATATCGCGTAAAAAGATACCGGAAGTATCCGCGCCGCCATGATTGTCTTTCTCCTGATGCAGGAAAAGCAGAATGGCTAAATCAGCAACAGAGCACAAAGCCGATCAGAGAGCCAAGCAAGCATCATCCGGTATGCGTAAGCTGGAGCTTGTACTTGATGCTCAGGAAATTGAAATGCTGGAGCGTAACTGTGCCACGCGTCGCTTCAGGCGTGCGCCTTGCGAGTTTGGTGAGTACATCGCGTTACTGAGCCGCCAGGATGATGCACGTGTGCGCTGGCGTATAAAATCGATCAGCAGAAAACGTTGCGGTAAGTGCGGCGAGAGAGTTCCTGTTAATTCATGCCCGTGTAATGGTGACTCACAATGCTGGGTGACCAAAGGCTGGCACGAAACAAAATTAATGATATAAATCTCTGTGACATGTCACGGAGGCGGCAATGAAATTAGACCAGCAATATCTAAAAGATCTACTTATCGCATTCGAAAAAACTCGTGGCCCTGACACGATGCTTAGTGAACTAGAGGATAATGGTTTTAATAGATATGACCAAGATTTTATTTTCCATATGCGATTATTATGTGACTACGAATTAATAGTCAGGGTTGATGGAAAACCTGGGTTCGGTCATATAATGTCCAAAGCGTTAGGGGAAGGTGTTGGATATAGTTGGATCGAAGTACCACTGAGGTTGACAGCAAGAGGGCATGATTTTATTGCTGACTTACGTCAAAAGGATGTCTGGCAAGCTATAAAAACAAACTTTAAGGATGAGGGAATTAGTACACTTATGAGTGTTTCAAAATCACTAGCAAAAGGCTTTGCAAGGAAAAAGATAAAAGATATTACAGGAATAGATATTGAATAATTCTTAGCATCAAGCAACTACTGCCTTTGGTGGAAATTATATCTGAACTCGCTACGGCGAGTTTTGTTTTATGGAGATGATAAATGCACTTCCGAGTCACAGGTGAATGGAATGGAGAACCATTCAACAGAGTTATCGAAGCAGAGAACATCAATGACTGCTATGACCACTGGATGCTATGGGCGCAGATAGCACATGCAGACGTAACCAATATTCGAATTGAAGAACTGAAAGAACACCAAGCCGCCTGATGGCGGTTTTTTATTGGAGACAAGAAATGTCAGATTTGGCTATGAAGGTTTTGAAATGGCAATCGACTGGCGATGTCGGCATCAGTAGCGCAACTCTTGCCTCAATCGCATGTGGACTGAAAAGAATATCTATGGTCATCACTTCGGCGCTCCCCATGACGCAGCCGATTTCAGACGATGCGTTGCACTTGTTGAGCAGATTCCAGAAATCAGAGATTCATTCAACAAGGTTGCAAAGCGCGTTCCGGCATTCAAAGGAATCCTCAACGAATGGGATTCCCTCGTTGCTCTGTTGAAGTCTGAAATGAAGATACACGGAAACAAAGCACCAGAGACTTACAGAAGAATCAGCGAGCTACGCAAGGACTAACCATGAAATAACACCGCCTCACACTCGATGAGGCCTGTTCATTGCTCAATGATATCCAGACCTACCATCGCCGCATCAATGCGGCTTTTTCTTGCGTGTAATTGCGGAGACTTTGCGATGTACTTGACACTTCAGGAGTGGAACGCTCGCCAGCGACGCCCAAGAAGCCTTGAAACAGTTCGTCGATGGGTGCGCGAATGCAGGATATTCCCTCCTCCGGTTAAGGATGGAAGAGAGTATCTGTTCCACGAATCAGCGGTAAAGGTTGACTTAAATCGACCAGTAACAGGTAGCCTTTTGAAGAGGATCAGAAATGGGAAGAAGGCGAAGTCATGAGCGCCGGGATTTACCCCCTAACCTTTATATAAGAAACAATGGATATTACTGCTACAGGGACCCAAGGACGGGTAAAGAGTTTGGTTTAGGCCGAGACAGGAGGATAGCAATCACTGAAGCAATACAGGCCAATATTGAATTACTCTCAGACAGCGGACGCAAATCACTAATAGACAGAATTAAAGGCGGTGACGCAATCACTCTTCATGTGTGGCTTGACCGATATGAAACAATCCTCACCGAAAGGGGGATCAGGCCGAAAACTCTACTCGACTACGCCAGCAAAATCAGGGCAATCCGAAGAAAATTGCCGGACAAACCGCTCACTGACATATCAACGAAAGAAGTGGCAGCAATGCTAAACACCTACGTAGCAGAAGGTAAAGCAGCTTCCGCAAAATTAATCAGGTCAACCCTTGTTGACGTTTTTCGTGAAGCAATAGCCGAGGGGCATGTGGCAACGAATCCGGTAACAGCAACCCGTACAGCAAAGTCAGAAGTAAGGCGCTCAAGGCTGACAGCTAATGAGTATGTCGAGATTTACCATGCAGCCGAACCTCTCCCTATCTGGCTAAGGCTGGCGATGGATTTGGCCGTCGTTACAGGGCAGAGAGTCGGCGATTTGTGCAGAATGAAATGGTCAGACATAAACGACAACCATCTTCACATTAAACAGAGTAAAACAGGGGCTAAACTCGCCATTCCGCTAACGCTAACGATTGACGCGCTCAATATCTCATTGGCTGATACACTACAGAAATGCAGGGAGGCCAGCAGCAGTGAAACTATAATCGCATCAAAGCATCACGATCCGCTTTCCCCGAAAACAGTATCAAAGTATTTTACAAAGGCGAGAAATGCATCTGGCCTCTCATTTGATGGAAACCCGCCAACATTCCATGAACTGCGTAGCCTGTCAGCGAGGCTATACCGGAACCAGATTGGCGATAAGTTTGCTCAACGTCTTCTCGGGCATAAATCAGATTCAATGGCGGCGCGGTATAGGGACAGCCGTGGACGGGAATGGGACAAAATTGAAATCGACAAATGA